ACGCCGTGGCCGGAGATCGACGGCTTCATCGGCGGTTGGCGGCCGGGGACGCTCAACATCATCGCGGCGCGTCCCGGCGCGGGTAAGACGATCGCCGCACTCCAGGCGGCGGCGTTGCTTGCCGAGGACGGGGTAGTGGCGTTCTCCTCGCTGGAAATGAGCGAGGCCGACCTGATCAAGCGGCTGACGGCGCTCTCGGCGCGCGTCGGCATGTCGGCGCTCTCCCGGCACACGCTCACGGCCGAGGACTGGGGGAAGGTGCAGGCGGCGAGGTCTCGGATCGAGTCGCTGGGTCTGTTCATCGATGACCGCTCTGGGGTGAAGCTTGCGCAGATTCTTGGGCACGCGCGCACTGTGTCCCGGCGGGGCGAGCTGCGCGCGGTCGTGGTGGACTACCTGCAGCTGCTCTCGACCGAGGACAAACGGGTGAGTCGGTGGGAGTTCGTCGGTGAGATCACGCGGCAGCTGCGCGGCATGGCGAAGGCGCTGCAGGTGCCGGTGATCGCGCTCGCCCAGCTGAACCGCGAGTCGGAGGGCGAGAAGCGGCGCCTGCCGACGCTCTCCGACCTCCGCGAGTCCGGGTCGATCGAGCAGGACGCGGACACCGTGCTGCTGCTGCAGCGCCGTATCGACAAGGACACTAAGGAGCACACGGACGAGCTCGACGTGGTGATCGCGAAGAACCGGCATGGGCGGACGGGGCGCGTTACGCTACTCTGGGAGGGACAATATGCGCGACTCGGGAGCCTCCCGTGGGGGCCGGGCTACACGCCTGGCACCGACTTTCAGGCCCGGGCCGCCGGAGAATAGGAGCGAGCTATGAACCGATTCGTCGTCGCCGCAGGTGCTGCGGTGCTGACCCTCGCCGGGTGCGCGAGCACGCCGGCCGAGGACACGCCTACCCCCGAGGAGGCGGCATTCGTCGCCGCACTCGAGGGCGAACTCTCGGCGCGCTACGCCGAGGAGAACCTGGTGACCGTCGGCCGCCAGGTCTGCAACGCGCTCGATGCTGGCGCGACCGTGGAGCAGGTGCTGTACACCATCCACGACGCCGGCCTCCCGCGACCGGACACCGCCGCGATCGTGAACCGAGCGATCCAGAACCTCTGCCCCGAGCACCACCCGCTCGTCGGCGGCGCTCGGTGATCGCCGTGCTCCGGCCCCGTCGATCGACGTGGAGGCCGTCGGCATCCGACCGACGCGCACGGGTGGCGATGTTCGCCGCTGCGCTGCTTCTGGCCGTTCTGGCGACTGTGACCATCTCGGCCGCGCTCATCGGTGGGCGGCTCTGGCTTCTCCCCGCTGCGGTCGCCGTGGCGCTCCTCGCGGTGGCGCTCCTCGCGTTCTCGGCCTGGGGGTGGAGCGAGTGACCGGGCAGCAGGAGGAGCGCCCGACGCTGCCGCCCGAGGGCGAAGCGGTCAACATGCTGACCGGGGAGGTTCGGAGCTTTCTGACCTTCCAGGGCACGAGCGAGGACGCGGGCAGGATCTCGCGCCGCCTCGGGGCAACGCTGGGCTTCCAGCCGCGCACGCGGCGGCTGTCCTCACCGGCACTTTGGGGCGAACTCACGCTCGAGGTCGGCGACGTGCTGGTGCTCACGGGCACGGGCGCGAAGCCGGAGAACTGGCGCGTCTACGGGGTGCGCGCGTTCCTCCAGGAGCACCGTATCGATCCCCGACTTGATGATCTACGATCCCGGGTGCTCCTGGCGAGCACCCCGAGCCGAGGCGGAGAGTAGTGAGAGGGCTGATCGAGCGCGAGCCTACCGAAGCCCGATACTGGGCCAAGGTGGATCGTCGCAGCGATTCCGAGTGCTGGCCGTGGAAGGCGGGCGTGAACCGGGTGACCGGGTACGGAGTATTCCATCCCGGACGGCGGAGCGGCTATCCGCTCACGGTGAACGCGCACCGATTTGGTGCCATGCTCGCAGGCATGATCAGCGATCTCGCCGATACTCGGTGCATCGACCACGTTGCCTCGCGCGGGTGTACCCGCCGTGACTGCCAGAACCCCGCGCACTTCGAAGCGGTTACCAACGAGGAGAATCTGCGGCGCGGCCGAGGATACCGACTGGTCGAGGGCCGGGATACTGCCTGCATGAATGGGCATGAGTACACGTCCGAGAATACCTACATCAATCCGAATGATCCGAAGGATAAGAGGTGCCGCGAGTGCGCCCGAATCCATGACAGAAAGAGGGCACCCCGTGGCCGGTGAGACCACTATCACGATTGTCGGGAATCTGACTGCCGACGTCGAGCTTCGCTACACACAGTCCGGCAAGGCGGTCGCGTCCGGCGTGATCGCGAGCACCGCACGCACCTACGACCGGGCATCGGGCGAGTGGAAGGACGGCGAGTCGCTGTTCCTCCGCTGGTCGGTCTGGGAGGAGTTCGCGGAGAACGTCGCGGCATCGCTCACTAAGGGCATGACCGTGATCGCGCAGGGACAGCTCCGGCAGCGTTCCTACGAGACCAAGGAGGGCGAGAAGCGCACCTCGATCGAGTTGCAGATCGAGCATATCGGCCCGTCGCTCCGGCGCGCGACGGCCGTCGTCACCCGCTCGGCCGGTCGTGGCCGTGGTGACGCGGCCGCAGCGGCACCCGCCGGCCAGGACGGCTGGGGCGCTCCCGGTGGCAGCGATGCCTGGGGCGCGCCGGCGAATGACGACCCGAACACCCCGTTCTGATCGAGAGGAGAGCACCCGTGAGTAGCAGAGGAGCCTGGGTGGTGTATCGCCCCTGGGAGAATAAGACACCGCCGGTATCGGTGGAGGATGCGGCGCTGCCGCCGACCCCGGAGGGTATCGGGCAGCCGCTCGCGATCGATCGCACCGAGCTCGCGGCGTTCCGCGCGTCGCAGAAGATCGGCACCGGGCTGCGTGTCACGTTCTGGCCGATGGGCGTGGCGTGGGCCGATGTCCGGGATGACACCCGGCCGACTCGGGAGGTCAGCGCATGAGCGGGCCGGAGAACTTCACGAAGCGCCCGGTGACGGTCCAGGCGATGCAGATCTCGGCGAGCCGGGCAAAGGCCGCCAAGAACGTCACCGAGAACGAGGCGAGCATCGCGGCGGTCTCAGGGTGGATGCTCGCAAACGGGTGCGTCGGCTTCAAGGTCGTTGAGGTCGTGCCGGGCCTGTTCGGGCTGGAGATTCCGACTCTCGAGGGCTTGATGCTTGCCCGGCCGGGTGACTGGATTATCCGTGGCGTGAAGGGCGAGTTCTACCCGTGCCGTGCGGACATCTTCGAGGCGACGTACCGGCCGGGCGAGTTCTCGGACGAGCAGCCAGCTGGGCTGGTGGTCTCGGACGACGGCGAGCTGCTGAACTGGCAGGGCGAGAACTACGTCCGGCAGAGCACGGGCGCAGGCCGTATCCAAGACCTGGTGCTGGAATTCGACGAGCTGGAGAGCGAGGCCGAGGCTGGCCCGGTGGAGCTGGGGCCGGAGACGCGGGCGCTCCTCGGGCGGATCGCGGAGGAGCTGCGCACGTCCGCGCTGATCACGGCGCTGCACAATGGTGACCTGTCGGCGGAGATCGACACCGGTCGGCTGCGGCAGACGATCACGGCGCGCCTGCTCGGCTCGGCCTCCGACGACACGCCGGGCACGTCGGCAGTTAGCGCGCGCGCGTAGACTCGGTGCTGCGGCGCTCGGCGCGGCAGATAACTGAATACGCGGGTGCGATCACACACCTGAACGGGGCACCTGGCCCAGCGCCTGGTGCCCCGTTCGTTTCCCTGGAGCGAGCAGAGAGGACGAAGTCGATGCTTCGAATGTTCAGTAGTGAATCGGTGGCCGCGGGCCACCCCGATAAGGTCTGCGATCAGATCGCCGATGCGATTCTGGACGCGCACCTGGAGCAGGACCCTCGGGCGCATGTCGCGGTCGAGGCGCTGGCGGCGGCGAACGGGCTGCTGCTTGCCGGCGAGGTCAGGTCGACGGCGAGTGTCGAGCCGGCCGAGGTTGCGCGGCGGGTGCTCGCGGAGATCGGCTACGGGCCGCTCTGGGGCTACGACCCAGCGACGCTCCCGATCAGCATCGACATCGTGGGCCAGTCGGCGGAGATCGCGGTGGGCGTCGATCGCTCGCTGGAGGCTCGGACCCTCGGCCCGGACGCGGGGCTGCTGGAGGCGCAGGGGGCCGGCGATCAGGGCATGATGTTCGGGTACGCGACGGACGAGACCCCGGAGCTGATGCCCGCGCCGATCATGCTCGCGCACGAGCTGACGCGCCGCCTCGGGGAGGCTCGGGCGCTGCTGCCCTGGCTCGGCCCGGACGGCAAGGCGCAGGCGACGATCGCGTATACGGGTGATATCCCCGCAGGCGTGGATACGGTGGTGGTGTCGGCGCAGCACGCGCCCGGGATGGACGCGGCTGACGTGCGCTCGGCGCTCCTCGAGGTCGTTGTCAGCCCGGCGCTCCGAGCTCGGGGCTTCGACCCGGCGTGCGTCGGCCGCGTCCTGGTGAACCCATCGGGGTCGTTCGCTAAGGGTGGCCCGGCGGCGGACTCGGGGCTGACGGGCCGGAAGATCATCGTGGACACTTACGGGGGTGCGGCGCGGCATGGCGGCGGCGCGTTCTCCGGTAAGGACCCGTCGAAGGTGGATCGCTCGGGCGCCTACGCGATGCGCTGGGTCGCGAAGAACGTGGTGGCCTCGGGCATGGCTCGCCGCGCCGAGCTGCAGGTGGCCTACGCGATCGGGCAGGCCAAGCCCGTGGGGCTGTGGATCGATACGTTCGGCACTGAGGTCGTGCCGCACGAGGAGATCCTGCGCGCGGTGCTCTCTGTGTTCGACCTACGGCCGGCGGCGATCGAGCGCGAGTTGCGCCTGCGGGAGCCGCAGTACCGGGCGCTGGCCGCCGGCGGGCACTTCGGCCGGTCGGGGCCGCTCTGGGAGGACACGGGGCTGACGCGGCAGCTGAGGCAGGCGCTCCCGGCGCAGTATGGGCGCGCGGCAGCTGGGCGTGCGCGCGGCGAAGGATAAATGTTGCACTGACTGGAACGTTTCGCTATGATCGGTGTAGGACATGAGAGCAGCCCCGACCGGGGCGGCCACCGACCGGCCTTCGGGCCAGGAAGGAGGGACTCATGTCCTTCACCATCTACCCGACCCCGCTCCAGGGCTTCTCAGAGGCCGACTGGCGTGTACACCGCGACGCGGCGGCCGAGCACTACGCCGGCCAGGGCTTCGACGGTATCGCGGAATCGCTGCGAGAGATCGGCAGGGCCGAGCTCTTCGGTCGGCGCATCGACAACGCCTTCTGCGCCAAGGCGTTGGGTGATCTCCTAGCGCGGATCATTGTCCATGCTGCGGCGCTGAGCCATTCGCAGGAGGGTGCGCGATGAGCCGGCCGGTAGTCCACGAGGTCGCAGGCGGGGCGTGCATCGTCTGCGGCGAGACTGCCGAATGGCTCCTCGACCGAGGCGCGGTTGTCGTGATCGCGCCAGCACCGCCGCCCGTCGCCTCCTGAGACGACGAGAGCGCCCCAACCTGATCGGTTATGGGGCGCTCTCGTCGTCGGGGGTCAGTCGGTCTTCCGCGTCCAGGTACGCCTCGTGGCGAGCCAGGCGTCGATCGTGGTGGTGAGCCAGCCGGGGGTGCGCCCGAGCATGATGTCGGGCGCGGGGAGGTCGCCGCGCTTGCGGTAGACCTCGGCGCTGCCGCGCGTGATCCCGGCGCGCTCGGCGATGTCGGCGAGAGTCAGGAACTCGGGGGGTGCCTGACCTGCGAACTCGGCGAGCTTCGCGGCGAGCCTGGCCGCATCCTGCTGATCCATGCGGAGTACGGCGAGGGCGGGCTCGCCGATCTCTAGCAGGATTGTCGGGCGGCTCGGGTACTGGTTGTCGTCGGCGAGGGTGATCCACACGCCGTCGATCGTCACCTGGGTGGTCATGCGCTTCTCCTGAGTCGGTGCCATTCGCAGCGGGTGCCGCGGGCGGCGGGGATGGTGCAGCCGGGGATGTCGCAGGCGGAGCTGTGGCCCCAGCCGGTGACGAAGCTGCGGAGGGTATGCGGGCGGTCGCGCTGCGCGTCCACGATCGCGAGAGCGGCCTCGAGCGTGGGCTGGGCGGCCCCGTCGAGGACGTAGACGCGCCGGGGCTGCCAGGATGCGGGCACGGCGACGCGAACGCCCGTGTCGCGCCCCTGGGGGTCGTGGACGGGCATGAGTGCAGTTCCGCGTCGGCTGGTGGTCATTGTGGTTCCTCTCGCTCAGGAATGTTCCATCGCGCCTAACGTTACACGCGGACGGGAATCAGGTCAAATGCTAGGCGTGGCGGAACGTTTCGACTATGCTGGAGCCGAACGTTAGCCCGAGAGGAGCAGAGCATGGCTATCGCGTCACTGTCGAAGCTTCGGGACACGCGCCCGACGAGCGATCCCGCCCGGTTCGAGCGCGTGCTGCGCGAGCTCGCCGAGGCCGGCTACTCGGCCCAGGCGATGTCCGCCGCGTCGGGTGTTCCGCGCTCGGAGGTCGAGCGTGTCCTCGCCGGCGAGTAGGCCGGTGCGGAGTCCTGAGCGAGAGGAACCCCGATGATCAGCATCAGCGAAGAGCACCTGCAGGCGGCGAGGCACGTCCTGTTCCACTTCGGCGACCCGATGGGTGTCCAGCCCGGCGGGTTCGTGACCGCCCTGCTGGAGGCGTGGGCAAAGGCTGACAGCGAGAACCGGGCACGGCTCCGCGAGGCGTTCCCCAGGTTGGGCTGGGCGATGGATCTCGCGCAGAACGACCCGGCCGGCATCGATCTGCTGCAGGAGGTTGTGCGGGGGTCGGTAGCATGAGCCTGGAGCTGGTAATGGTCGTGTTGGCAACGGCAGCACTGGTCGGCGTAACCCTGTGCATCGTAGGGATACTGTTCGCTCCCGATGCACCTCTGGCACTGATCGGCGTTAGCGCGATGGCCTTCTCGGCTATCGTTGCGCTCGCGATCGCGCTCGGCTATGCCTGGGCTGTTGCACTAGCTGGGGCGACCGCATGACCCCCGAGTTGCTGGTGGCCGTGCTGGTGTCGGCGGTCGTGCTCGGCGTGCTCCTGTTCATCATCGGCGGGGTCGTGTTCGACAGCACCACCCTGGGGGTGCTCGGCATTCTCCTGGCGGTCGTGCCGCTACTGGTGACGCTGGGAATCGCGATCGCCGTAGCCTGGGCCGAGGCGCTGGCATCGCTTGCCGCGAGCGGGGCGGACGCATGAGTGCGCCGAAGTTCCCGAACCTCGATCACCTGGATAAGCGCACCGAGCAGGTCGCGCTCGGCCAGAGCCTCCTGGCCTGGCTCGCCGAGCACGACATCGTGCTCGCCCGGATAGTCGGGCCTGCCGAGGGCGGCCCGCATCTGGTCGCGGCGGAACAACCCGGCCCGGAGCTGGTGCTGCGCTGGCAGGGCATCGACCCCGCGGAGCTGCGCACCGAGCTCTCGGCATTCTCGCGCCTGGCCGACATGTTCGGGGAACTCCGGCAGCTCGCTGTCGGCGCCCCCCGTGTCGCTCCGTCAAGCTGGCCCGTGGTCATGGGCGAACTGCCGCCGCTGGTTCAGCGGTTTGCGGGCAAGATCACTGCGGATTCCCTGAGCGCCCGAACCTACCTGCAGTTGCGCTGGCGTGACCCTATGACGGGCCGCTTCTACGTCGCTGAGGAGCCGGCCGCTGCGGCGCATGTCGCGGTTCGGCGGCGGACGGTCACCGAGGGGACGGCGACGGTCCTGTGCGCGGATGGTGCCGAGTTCGATCGGATCATGGCCGAGGTCGAGGAGGACAACACCGTGGTCGCGGGCGTGGTCCAGGCGGGCGACGAGTTCACGGTGCTGCGGCTCCGGTGGAGCGTCCACGGCGAGTGGGAGCCGGTGCTGAACGGCTAGAGCCGAGACGAGGAGAGGGCCGCCACCGGATTACCGGGGCGGCCCTCTCGCTGTGCTCAGACGAGGCGCAGGATCATCGTGGCACCATCGACGGCGAAGCCCTGGGCCTCGAGCGCATTCAGCGCCGCGACCTCGGCCGAGCGCCAGAGGCTCACCTCCACCGTGTTCACGCCGAGCAGGCGGTAGCGCTGCTCGGCGACGAACGCCGCGTAGGGGGTGGTGCCCGCGCTGGTGAGCAGGTCGCGAGCGATCGCCCAGGCCCGGGTGTCGTCGGCCTGCCCGGTCTCGGGGGTGACCCCGGTGAACTCGGCGACTGGCTCGGCGGGGAGCGCTTCGACGCGGAGGCCCAGGTATTCCTGCACTTCCCAGGGCAGCGTACCGCTCTCGCGGAGCTTGAGTGCCAGTAGGTCGAGCATGTACACGGTCTCCGGGGTGCGATCCTCCGCGCTCCAGTATTCGGTGAGGATGACCTCGCGGAAGTTGTCGGCGGTGGCGACCGCCTGGCCGAGGGTGCCCGGCACGGCGGTTTCGTCGGTGATCAGATACTGCTGTCCGGCGATCATGCGAACACCCAGCCGAACTGGCGGAGGTCGCTGAACGTGACCTCGCCGGCGTCGGTGACGAGCATGTACTCGGCGGTGCCGGTACGCTCGATCACTTCGTACTCGGTGTAGGGGTTCGCCATGTCGCTGTAGGCGACGCGATCGCCGGGCTTCGCGATGCCCTGGACTCTGGTGGTGCTCATGGTCGGTTCCTCTCGCTCTGGGTGACCTTGTGCTTCGATTCTAGCACAAATGTTAGGGATACGGGAACAAATAGAGCGGGGCAGAAACGTTAGGTAGCGCGTAACGTTTGTGCTATGCTGGTGGTACGAGGTAACCAGAGCGAGAGGAACCCCGATGAGCACCATGACCATGAAGGCCACGGCCCGCAAGCTGGCCGACCAGGCCGACATCGACTACCAGACAGCGCGGCAGCGTGTGTCCGAGGCCGTCACCGACCTGCGTATCGAGCGCGTCAAGTACAACCGGAATCTGCGCAGCTGGGAGATCCCGACCGCCTCTGCCAATGCGCTGGTGGCGCTCCTCGCCGAGGCGATGGCCCAGTGAGTGCCCGGATCGCGCAGGGCGATGCGCTCCGAATCCACGAGCGCGGCCCCTGGCACGGTCCCTACGGACCACCGAAGCACCCGGGCGAAACCGGCACAGTTCTGGCCGTCTACTACGACAAGATAGGGGCGCTGATTGAAGCCCAGGTGGTATTCTTGGACGGTGGCCGAGAGCTGTTCTGTCCCGGCGAGTTCGAGCACCTGAGCGAGAGGTAGAGAGCACCATGATCGCCCTGAATATCGAGGCAGCGGCCAAGGCCAGCGCCTGGCTAGACAAGATGCCTACACCCGGCGAGGCCGGGCATCCCGGGCCCCGTGCCGCCTACATCGCCGGCTATCTGCAGGGCGACATCGACGCTGTCACGGAACTCCGGCGCACTCCCGCCGATCCCGGCCCGCGCCCTGTGGTCGCCATGACCGACCCCAGGCGTATCGACACGGAGAATGCCCAGACGATTATGGGCGAGCTGGTGAGCTGCCGAGAGCAGCCGACCTATGCGGGCACCGAGCCGACGACCGAGTGGGAGATCCGCCCCGAGGGCTTCGCCCCCGCAGGCGGCACCGTCTGGCTGTCGAGCGCCGACGGCTGGATGGTCGAGGACCGCTGGCCCGCGCCGACTGCTCTGGGGGCTGTGGTGGTGCCCCTCGCCGAAGCCAGCATGCAGCTCGACCGGGACGCGCCCCGTGCCTACGTTCGCCTCCTCGACGGCCTCTGGGCGGGAGTCCACCCGGTGTCCGGGGTCGGCGAGCTGGTCCACAGCGTCACGATCAGCCGCCTGCTCGGCTCCGGCTGGAGGGAGGCGCGCCCATGATCGACCAGCTGCCGACGACGACCCGAGGCTGGGAGAACCTGACCGGCTCCCCGATCACCACCTACCCGGTGGGCCTCCTGCGCGACCTGCACATCCTCCGCCACCGCTACCGCATCGCCGCCGAACTCGCCGAGGCCGGCTCCGAGCAGTACGGCGGCCCCCGCGCGTTCCGGCGCATGGCGCGCCGCGCGTTCTACCGGAGCGTCCGGGGCATCCTCGGGCATCTGCGGGATCGCCGCGACTGGCGGGCATTCCGCAACGAGTTCAACGGCTACCTGGCCGAACTCGACAGCGGCAGCGACGGCCGCGCCTGGGCGATGCGCTGCGGGCGCGGATGGTCACCGGCAGCAGCCGAGCGGCGCCTGGTGAAGCACCTGCGCATCCGGCACCGCTTCATCGACACCGCCCACGAGCTGTCCGAGCGCGCCGACATTCCGCTCGAGGCCGCCGTGCGCATGCTCTCGCGGGCACTCCGCGCCGGCTCCCGACGTCTGCGCCGCCGCGCCGAGTTCCACTCGCTCGGCTCGACCGGCACCGAGGGGCAGACCCCGACCGACGTCACCCCGTCGATCGCGTCCGACCCGGAGGGCTGGATATGCGGCAAGTGTGCCCGCGCTGGCCTCCTCGGCGTGGACGACGACACGATCCCGCAGCACCACCGCAGCTGCGCGAAGGCGATCGCATGAGCGCCCGGGCACCGATCCGCACGGCCAGCGCAGCGCGCCGACTCCGGGTGGAGGTCACAGCGCTGATCCGTCGCCGAGCGGCGTTCGAGGAGCGCCAGCGGTTCGAGGCGCAGAACGCCCTGCCGCCTGAGTACCCGCGGGGACCCGGCGACCGTTGCGACCAGCACCCACAGTGGCGGCTGAACTCGGGCCGTGAGGTCCCGCGCTGCATCTACCGTGCCGGGCACCGCAACCGACCGCACCGCGCAGGCGAGGCATGGTGGCAGGACGAATTCGGTGTCAGCACTGCGGTGGTCGAGGCGCATGAGCGCACTGACGCCGTGAACCGACTCCTGGCCGTGACCATCGACCCCGCGATGATCGACGCCCTCGCCGAGCTGGTCGCCGCCGGCATCCAGCCGTGGCAGGTGCGGATCATGGCGCAGGCGGGCCGACCGCATCGGAGCCTGCGCGACATCGACCTCGACCGCCTCGGGCAGCGCCTCGGCTACCGGCTCCGCGACGAGGACCCCGTAGCAGGGAGGACAGACGCATGAAGGTCAAGGTGACGGCACCACCACCTGGGCCGACTGGTTCGAGAACGCCCACCAATGGACACCCGACCGCTAGAGTGCCCGCATGACCGAGGAATACCAACAACCCGACCACACCGAACTCTGCGCCTCCTGGCAAAACATCCACGGCCCCGCCACCCCCTGCCAATGCAACCCCCGCCGGTAACATAGACCCCGAACACCCGCGACCCCCAGAGCACCGCACACCAGCGGCCAGCTCCGGGGGTCGCACGCATCCACCCCCGCACACCAGCGCCAGGAGCGCCGGAAGCCCCCCGGAGGGGCGACGACCTCGGGAGGTCCGACAGAATGGCCCAGGCAAACGCGCACAACGAACGCGACCTCGGCGGAGACCGCGCAACGACCGCCGCGCAAATGAGCGCGAGAGAGCGCGCGGCGCAGGCGTTGCATCTGCGGTCGCTGCGGTGGAAGTACGCGGACATTGCGCGGGAGCTCGGCTATCGGACGACCTCGGCGGCGTTCAAGGCGTGCGAGCGTGCGATGAAGGAGATCACGAAGGAGCCGGCGGAGGCGCTGCTGCGGCAGGAGCTGGAGTCGTTGGACGTGATCGAGCGGGAGGCGTTGTCGGTGCTGCTGGACGTGTCGGCGTCGGGGAAGCGGCCGTCTCCGGGTGTGCGGCTCCGGGCGATCGACCGGGTGTTGCGGGTGAAGAAGCAGCGGGCGGAGTACACGGGGATTGCGGATCTCCGGGCGAAGGGGCCGGACATGTCGGCGGTGGCGGCATCGCTGGGGGCGCTGGTGGCGGCGTCGGTGGAGTATGCGCAGCAGGTCGATGCGGATCAGTTGCGGCGGGAGGCGGCTGAGGGTATCGGGGTGCAGCCGGGGCCGGCGGTGGAGGATGCGGAGGCGGAGGAGCGGGCGCGGGCGGCGCGTGCTGCTCGGCGTGCGCGGCGCGCGGCAAAGGCGGCGGCTGAGGTCGGGGAGGCGGGGCAGGGGTGACGCTCTCGCTGGAGCAGCAGCGGCTGTCCCCGAAGCAGCTGCGGAGCCTCGGGGCGGCGCTGGGGCGCGTGAACTTGTGGACGGGCTCGATCAGGTCGGGCAAGACCTACGTTTCGCTCCTCGCGTGGATCGCGTTCATCGCCACGCTGCTGGACACGCCGCCCGGGGGTGAGCTGGTCATGGTCGGGCGCACCCGGGACTCGCTGTTCCGCAACGTGTTCGCCCCGATCGCGTCGGAGCCGTCGCTGGCCTGGCTGGCGGCGATCGTGAAGTACCGCAACGGGGCGCCGACTGCGACGATCCTGGGGCGGGTCGTCCACGTCCTCGGCGCGAACGATGCGCAGGCCGAGGCGAAGATCAGGGGCATGACCGTCGCCGGCTGCTACGTCGATGAGGTCACGGTGCTGCCAGCGGCGTTCTTCAAGCAGCTGCTGGGCCGCATGAGCGTGGCCGGCGCGCGCATGTTCGCCACGACGAACCCGGACAGCCCGGCGCACTGGCTGAAGGTGGACTACCTGAACCCCTACGCGGCGGGGCAGCTCGCGGAGTGGCGGGTGTTCCACTTCGTGCTGGAGGACAACCACGCGCTCGATCCGGGCTACATCGCGTCGATCAAGGCCGAGCACTCGGGCCTCTGGTACGACCGGTACATTCTCGGCCGCTGGGTGGCCGCGTCGGGTGCGGTGTTCGGCATGTGGGACCCGACCCGGCATGTGATCCCGTGGGCGACGGTGCCCCCGATCCGCACGCTCCTCGCCGTCGGCATGGACTGGGGTGCGGTGAACGCCTCGGCGGCGCTGCTCCTGGGCCTGACCCGCGAGTGGATCGACGGGGTGCTGCGGCACCGGCTGATCCTGGTGGACGAGTTCAGGCACGACTCGCGGAAGCAGCAGCGGCAGCTCACAGACGGCGAGCTCTCGGCGCAGTTCCGGGCCTGGCTGAACGGGCCGCACTTCCCCGAGGGGCACCACGCGAACGGCATGCGCCCCAGGTTCGTGGTGCTCGACCCGGCGGCGGCCGGCTTCCGGGAGCAGCTGGTGCGCGACGGCGTGAACGTGTGGAAGGCCGACAACGGGGTGCAGCGCGGCCTGTCCCTGATGGGGTCGCTGCTCGCGCATGAGCGGCTGATCGTCACCGACCGCTGCCCGGGGTTCATCCAGGAGGCTCCGGGGTACGCCTGGGACGAGAAGAAGGTCGAGCGCGGCCGGGAGGAGCCGGTGAAGGTCGCTGACCACTCGCTGGATGCTGGCCGGTACGCGGTGCTCACGACCGAGCAGTTCTGGCGGCCGCAGCTCGACTGGCCGGAGTCGCTGATCACGAAGGAGGCCGCATGACGTGGGCTGAGGAGATGCTGGGGGAGGCGCGGGCGGATCGGACTTCGGACGTGCGCCGGGTCGAGGTTGCGGAGGGCATCATGGTCGCGGGGCTGATTCTCGGG